ATAATTCCACCAATAAGCAGCCCATCCAGCATCTCTGCAGACTAAGTTGAGTAACGCTGCTGTTCTCCACTTATTGCATTCCACTTCAAGGGTTATATAGTCTTCTTTTTGGCAGAATACTCGAAATAATAGCGAAATGTCTCTCTTATTTCTTCCGCTGGTCTGATAAACATTAAGTACCAGCACTTCCTCTGCCCCATTTTTTACATTCTGAACTGTGATTACCCCTCTTTTACCTTTCCCTGCCACTGCAATATCGTGTATAGCTTCCATATTTGCCTTTGCGATTGGTATGGATTTTAATTCTTTCTTTTTCATCCATATCGCCTCCTACAGAAGATCGAACAATGACATCTGTCCATCCATTGCTGGTTTATCCTGCTTCTTTGGTGTTTCTTTCTTTTTAGGCTTTTCCCTCTTTTCTGGCTGCGGAATATCTTTCTTTGGCAATTCTTCATCTGTTTTTTCAGAAGAATTCTTTTGGGTCTCCACTTTCTTTACTGCTGGCTTCGCCTTATTTACTGTATCTACCTGCTTTTTATCACTTACTTTTTTCTTTGCCTCCGGTTTTTCTTCTTTGTGATAATAATCCTCAGCCCATTCATAAACAACCTGGCCTTCAACTGCAGTGGATCTGCCATTCGACTGCTTTCTGGCCTGTTCGACAATATAGTTAAAGCACTTGTTCCAGGTCTTGCCCTCCTGCATTACGTCCTCAGCAAGTCCCTGATCCTCTTCGCATCTTTTCAACAGATAAGCAATGATCGGATCCGCAAAATTCTTCTGGGTTGCTTTTTTCTTTTCAGCTTCCAGTTTTTCTTTAGCCTTCTGCTTTACCGGCTTTGCATTCTCAATTTCTGCAGCTCTAATTTCCTCTTCTGTTGGATCCGCCATTCCTGTAAGAATCTCAGCAAGTGAAGCTTTCCCCAAATACACAGTATCCTCTGCTTTCACTTCATTGCCGCTCTCGTCCTCTAATTTGCTCTCTGGCAGTTCTGTTTCGTCCTGCCCTATCGTTTTACTGTCCACGTCCGTTTCCGTCTCTAAACGGTCGATTTCAGCAGTGTCCACTTCCTGTTTTAACTGTTCTGACATTTGTATTCTCCTTTCTCGAAATCAAAATAAAATGTTGTCCTTTCAGCTTCTATTTTTCTCAATGGCACGACCAATGCGCCAAACTGTTCTCTAAATATCTTGAGCTGTCGTCTCCTACACCATTCTTCCCGAAAGTAAAACGGTGTGTACCAAAATTCCTGTCCAGGTTTTTCGTCAGGCATCAGCGGATCTCCGCATACCGGATTGGATATCGTATTTGCAACAGCCACCCAGCCTGCGCATCCAAGAAGCGAAAGCTGTATGTAGCACATCT